TATTTGGGCGGCTAACAAATACGGCGAGAAAAACCTTGCTACGAATTACGGGAGAACATAATGTCGTTTCAGACAATCTTTGACATACAGCAATCAATGACGGTGAACAACCGCAGGACTGTTGGAGAGCAAGTAAGCCGTTCAGGTCAGGTTCGTGTTGCTCAGTACCTTACGGCTGTGCCTTGGGTGTTTACTGTCACGCCTCACGACTATTTGTACTACCCACAAGTGCGTAGCATCATCCAATCTATTGACAACAAAGACCGTCAGTTGCCTGAAACAATTTCGTTTGCAAGCACGAATTTGTCTTGGTTCACGGCTTACCAAGGAACACTAAGTGGCGTACAAGCGGCGGCATTAACTTTGGCTTCTGTCCCTGCGGCTAACGCAACAACGATTACTGTTGGAAATCTGCCATCTGTTTCATCAACAGATTTTGTGTTTAAGGCCGGAGATTTTCTACAGCTTGGTATATACCCTTACAAGGTCACAACAGATGTTCTGCGTGGTTCGGGTTCAACCGTGAGTGTTACTCTACACAGGCCTGTTATTGGTACACCAACCGTAGGTACATTAAGTGCTGTAGGAAGTGCTTGTACGTTTTATGTGTTGGCAGAATCTTGCCCAACCTATACACTCAACCCAATGACAAACGGCGCTTTTGTCCAGTGGGATTCTCCCTTTGTTTTCCGTGAGGATATTATCGGATGAGTACATACATTGCGGCTCTCACAAGCCCATCAATCAGGTATGGCGAGTTTGTCAAGTTAACGACCGCCACAGCAACATACACGTTTTGTAATGCCGCCTCACCAATCACTGTAAGTGGAACTACGTACAGCAATTTAGGAAGCCTGTTGAGTATTGGCGACATTAAGCGCGAAACAAAAGCTACAAGCGGCGACTTAACTATTGCCCTAACAGGCGTGGATGGGGCTAACGTAGCAGTCATTCTTGGCGCAGACATTAAGGGTTCACTGGTGGAAGTGTGGAGAGGATTTTTTGATTCCAACAATCAAATCATCACAACTCCCACACTACAGTTTTTTAAACGCTATCAAGGCTATGTAGGAAACTTTTCGGTCACTGAAGACTGGAATGAACAGATGCGTAGCCGTGTGGCGACTTGCTCCATAAGCTGTTCATCATTTCGCACCATATTGCAAAACCGTATTAGCGGCTTGAAAACAAATCCGACTGTGTGGAAAAACTTTTATCCCAACGACACAAGTATGGATAGAGTGCCCGTAATTGCCTCAACATTTTTTGACTTTGGCTCTGCCCCTGTTGGCGGTAGTCAATCAGCTACAGATGCGCCATCAGATTCAGGATTCGCAAGTCAAGACGCATAAACATGATACGACAGGCCACAAGACAAGATATACCGGTTTTGGTATGGATGATGCGCGAGTACGCAAAAGAAGCGGCTTTGCCAGTATTAGCCAATTCTGAGACACATAACGCAGAACACGTTGGACAGTTGATATTTCAAATCCTGAGTGGGCGCGGTTTTGTTCTGATAGATGATGACCATCGAGGAATGATTGCCGCAATCATCACGCAGAACGTGTGGTGTCCAAAGGTTTTAGAGTTGCGCGAGTTGGCTTGGTGGGTAATGCCAGAACATCGTGACAAATCTATTGGCGGTAGGCTATGGGTTCATTTTGATGAATTAGCACAAGACATGTTGAACAACAAGCGGGTGGATTACGTTTGCACTACAGTGATGGCGAATTCACCTTTGATAGACTACACAAAACGGGGCTACAAACCCCTTGAAGCTACTTTTTTTAGGGACTGAAAATGCCGTCAACACTTGTAATAGCCGCATTAGGGCTTGAATTAACAGGAATGACTTTGCTTGCGGCAAGGTTCGCAATCAACTTTGCCGTGTCAATGATTGTGACTCGCGTGTTCAGTTCAGGTAACGCCAATCAAAACATAGACAACGGTGTTCGTCAACAAGTGCCTCCCGCAACGACCAACAGCATACCGATTGTTTATGGTGATGCCTATTTAGGCGGCGTGTTTGTAGATGCCGTGTTATCTACAGATCAAAAAACGATGTACTACGTGTTAGCTATATCGCAAATCAGCCCCAACGGTCAATTCTCTTTTGATACAACAAAAATGTATTGGCAAGACCAAACAATTGGTTTTGACGGTACAGACCCAACAAAGGTTGTAAGCCTGACAGACGGTGCAGGAAATGTTCAAACCAAAATATCCGGAAACCTATACATCAACCTATACAGGTCAAATGAAGCCGGAACAATTACTGCTTTGAACGGCACAGCATTGCCTAGTTCTGTGATGGGTGGCTCTGATATTGCTGTAGCGCAAAGATGGCCTTCTACTGGCAGACAGATGAATGGTTTAGCTTTTGCCATTGTCAAAATGGTTTACAACAGGGATGCCGGTACAACACAGATGCAAGCCATCACGTTCCGCGCATCTCATTATTTGAACAGCACAGGCGTAGCCAAGGCGGGTGACGTTTGGTACGACTACATCACAAACGCAAAATACGGTTGTGCTATGAATTCGTCAATCGTGGATGACGCATCAGCAACAGCCCTGAACGCTTATTCAGACCAACTCATTACCTACACCCCTGCGGCGGGTGGAACGGCTACACAAGCCCGATATCGCATCAATGGTGTTATGGACACAGGCCAAGACGTTTTGTCTAACCTTGACCAAATCATGCTTGCTTCCGATTCTTGGAATCAATACAACGCCGCCACGGGCAAATGGGCGATTGTCATTAACAAAGCTGACACAGCGTCTTTTGCTTTTGACGATTCAAACATCGTTGGGGAGATTCGTGTTAGTGCGTTCGACATTTCAGCAAGTATCAATCAAATTCAAGCGCAATTTCCTAGCAAGCTGAATCGTGACCAATCGGACTATGTGTATCTCAACACACCATCGGGATTGTTGTTTGCTAATGAGCCTGTCAACAAATACACGATTGATTTGAGTATGGTCAACGATTCTGTGCAAGCGCAATATCTTGCTAACAGGATGCTTGAGCAAGCCCGTGAAGATTTGATTGTTACCTTTGCAACAACTTACAACGGCATTCAGGTTGATGCGGGAGATGTTGTCAGCGTCACCAACGCCGCTTACGGTTGGTCAAACAAATTATTCCGTGTCATCAAAGTTTCAGAAGCCTCTTTGCCTGACGGAAACTTAGGTGCGTCTTTGGAGTTGAATGAATACAACGCCGCTGTGTATGACGATATGCCAATCACAGCGTTTTCCCCAACACCGAATAGCGGCCTTTCAAACCCAAATTTTTTCAGTAACCTTACTGCGCCAACAGTAGCCAACATCAACCCAACTGCGACCATTCCGCATTTTGATGTTGTTTGCAATATTCCGGCAACTGGCAGGGTAACTGAAGTCACTTTGTTTTATACGACTGTTTCTAGCCCGACATCTTCTGATTGGTTGGTTTGGGGGGTTCAAACACTCACTAATTCGCAACCGTTTGCACCCTCTACCAGTTTTATTTTCACTGACCTGTCCCTACCTACAAGCACGTATTATTTTGCGTTTAAAGTGGCAAATGAAATCGGCGGGTCAGCTTTGTCTGCAACTTCAACCGGATTCAACTGGTCTCCCAACCCGACAACTTCCGCTGTAGCGGGTACGTTCTTAGCAACGTATTCCCCAATTACTGTACAAGTACCAAGGAATTCATCACTTGTACCTTCTTTCACGGGATTGATTACGCAACTGTACGGTTCAGCGGCTGGTGGTGCGATTGACTTTGTTCCTTCACAGACTGATGCAGATGCGGGTTTCACAAACAACACTTGGCGTATTGGTTCATCGTCAACCACCGGTTATGGAGACATATCGACTACTGGCGGGTTGACTTTGCCTACACCTACGGATGGCGGCACGTTTGCTCAATGGGGAATCCCTACGGCAATGACTTCATCACCCGCAACATTGACTGTGCCTGTTCGATACAAATCAGCTTTAGGTACTGTGACACAAGGTGTT